CCATAATGAGGCAGTTGGTTGACGCAGGTACGCTATCAAACCTGCCCGGTGGGTTAAAAGCCAGAGGTTTACGCATCAAGGGGGACGACACGCCGATTAGTCCGGGAGAGTTCCGTGACGTAGATCTGGGTAGTGGCAATATTCGAGATAACATCCTGCCCTTGCCGTATAAAGAACCTTCGATGGTTCTGTCAGGGTTAATGGACAAGATTGTTGAGGAAGGCAGACGCTTTGCGGCTACTTCGGATATGAAGATTGCCGATATGTCTAATCAAGCGCCAGTTGGTACAACGTTGGCGATTCTGGAGCGGACGTTAAAAGTGATGTCGGCTGTCCAAGCCCGTGTACACTATTCGATGAAGCAGGAACTACAACTCCTAGCTGCAATTATCAGAGACTACACCGATGACGAGTACACCTACGAACCAGAAGACGGAACAGCGCGTGCGAAGAAGGCGGACTATAGCAATGTTGAAGTGCTTCCCGTCTCAGACCCAAATGCAGCTACCCTTTCCCAAAGAGTCGTTCAGTACCAAGCTGTCATTCAATTGGCGCAGATGGCTCCACAGATTTACAATCTTCCGGTTTTACATCGTCAAATGTTGGAAGTGTTGGGTATTAAACATGCAAATAAGTTGGTGCCGTTGGAAGAAGACCAGAAACCAAAAGACCCAGTAACAGAAAATCAAAACGTTCTTAAGGGTAAACCCTTAAAGGCCTTCTCGTACCAAGACCACGAAGCACACATCAAGGTACACCAGATGGCGATGCAAGATCCCATCGTACAGCAACTTATTGGGCAGAACCCCATGGCGCAGGCTATACAGTCCGCCATGCAAGCACACATTGCTGAACACGTGGGTTATGCGTATAGAAACAAAATAGAACTAGCCCTCGGCGTTGCACTGCCTAGCTCAGAAGATGAGCTCCCAGATGAGATGGAGAAAGAGATTAGCCGCCTCATGGCAGAAGCCGCACCGCAGGTATTGGCAGAGTCCCAAGCAATGGCTGCTCAACAACAAGCTCAGCAGAACGCACAAGATCCAGTCCTACAGATGCAGATGCAAGAACTTGAGCTTAAGAAGCAAGAGTTGCAGCTCAAAGCCCAGAAACTACAAGTGGATGGGGCTGCCAAGATGGACGAGCTAGCCATGAAGAAGCAGGAAATTGAGGCTAAATCCCAGCTTGACATGGTAAAAATGAGCCAAGATATGACTAAGAATCGTGAAAATATGCAGTTAAAACAACAACTTGAAATGATGAAAAAAATGAAGGAGTAATACATGCAATTAGAAACAATGAGTTTTGCCCAAGCGCTAAGAGAAAAACTTCGTTTGGACATGAACAACTTTACAGACGACATGGCTAGTGGGCAGTGCATTGACCATGCGTCGTATAAGGAACTTTGCGGGGTGATTCGAGGTCTAGCCTACGCAGAGCGGCATTTAATTGACCTCGCTGACAACATAGAGAAGGCTAACGATGAGTGAAGCTATAGCAGTTCCGGAGAATGAATTAATCCTGCCGCCGGGTGTAAAAGCCCCAGAAGTGGATTCAGAGTACGAATCAGCAGAAGTTAAGGCAAAAGCGCTACCAGAGCCAAAAGGCTGGCGGTTGCTGTGTGCTTTGATTGATCCTGACGATACTTATGAAAGTGGTCTTGTAAAAGCCGATGCGACCAAGCAGGTTGAGGAGTTAACCTCCCCAGTGTTGTTTGTCATCAAAATCGGACCCACCGCATATGATCCAGATAAGTTCCCAGAAGGGGCTTGGTGTAAGGAAGGTGACTTCGTTATTACCCGTCCGTATACAGGTACACGGATCAAAATCCACGGCAAAGAGTTCCGCTTGATTAATGATGATCAAGTAGAAGCAACAGTCGAAGACCCACGCGGAATTTCCCGCGTTTAACAGGAGAAAAATATGCCAGATAATGACGAATTTAAGTTTCCTCACGAAGCAGAAGAAGAGACGCAAGCTGACACCGAAATTGATATTGATGTATCGGCGGAATCCGATGTAGACATTGAGATTGAGGACGATACCCCTGAAATTGACCGCAAAGCCAAGCCGCTAGAGCGGGAAGTTGAAGACCCAACGGATGAAGAAATTGAGTCTTATACCAAGGGGGCACAGGCACGGATCAAAGAACTCACCCACGCACGTCACGACGAAAGACGGGCTAAAGAAGAGGCTTTGCGTGAAAAAGTTGAACTTGAGCGGTTAACTCAACAGATTTTGGATGAGAATCGCAGGCTTAAAGAGTATGTGAAGACTGGTGAAACAACATACCAAGAAACGCTACAGGCTAAAGCTGAAGCAGAGATGGAGATGGCGAGACGCAAGTTTAAAGAAGCACAAGAGTCTTATGACTCTGATGCCATGCTTGAAGCTCAAGAAAATTTGACTGATGCAAAGATGAAACTTGAAAGTGCAAAAAATTTCAAGCCTACCCCTTTACAAAATTCAGAAAATGCAGTACAAACGTATCAAACGGCTCCCGAAGCCCCTAAACTTGATGATAAAACCTTGCGCTGGCAAGCAAAAAACCAGTGGTTTGGAACTCCGGGATACGAAGAAATGACGGCCTTTGCACTAGGGCTGCACCAAAAACTAGTTGCTACCGGGGTAGACCCCCGCTCAGACGAATATTTCGATCGTGTCGACGGTCGCTTGAAGCAAGTGTTCCCAGAAGTCTTTAGTGACATAAAGAGCGCTAACCCGGTTAAGGCTGAGCCGACTAAAAAACCTGCGAATGTTGTGGCTTCTGCCACCCGTTCTTCGGGTGCTAAGAAGGTAATCAAACTAACGACTACGCAAGCTCGTCTTGCAGAGAAGTATGGTTTATCCCACAAACAATATGCTCAGGAAATTTTAAAATTGGAGGCTCAAAATGGCTAATAACCGCACAAATCGTGAACAAGAATCACGCGAAAAAAACCCAACTCGGTATGTTTACAAACCGCCGAGCTCTTTGCCAGATCCAGCACCAGATCCAGATTATGAGTTTCACTGGGTTGCAATAGCGATCGCAGGACAATCTAACCACACTAACGTGTCGCAGAGATTCCGTGATCACTGGGTGCCATGTAAGGCAGAGGACTATCCAGAGTTGCAAATTGAAGCTAACAAGGATGGGAACGTAGAAATCGGTGGATTGCTTTTATGCAAGAAACCAAAAGAGATGGCTGAAGCCCGCAGAGACTATTTTGAGAAAAAAGCTCAACAACAAATGGAATCTGTAGACAACAGCTTTATGAAAAATAGCAACCCAAATATGCCTTTGTTTGCTGAGCGTAAAAGCACAACAACTAAAGGACGTGGGTTTGGTGATGGTAATTCTTAATTTAGGAGTTTAATATGGCTTATCCTACTGTAGATAAACCGTACGGACTAAAACCAGTCAATTTAATTGGCGGTCAAGTCTTTGCGGGAGCAACTCGTCAGATGGAAATTGCAAGTGGCTATGCTACTAGTATTTTTTATGGCGATTTAGTAAAACGTATTTCTGATGGAACGATTGAAAAAGATACTGGCACAACTACAGCTACGCCTTGCGGTGTATTTTTAGGTGTAAGTTTTACTAACCAGTCAACTGGTCAAGTACAGCAACAACAGTATTATCCAGCCAGTCAAGCAATTGCTTCGGGAAGTAAAATTTTCGCTGTAGTTGCAGATGATCCTGATACGCTGTTTCAAGTAGTTTCTTGTTCTTCTACCACAACCGTTGCTGGCATGGGCATTTCCGCCATTGGTAACAACATTGCTCTAATTCAAAACGCTGGATCTACCACCACTGGTAACTCCGCTGTGGCGATTGATGAAGGAACACAAGCTACTACTAACACTCTACCTATTCGTATTATTGATGTGGTTAGAGAGACTGCAACTGGCGCTGACACATTTGTTGAGTTTATCGTTAAGATAAATGCGACTATGCATCAGTACAACAACTCAACTGGCGTATAAGGAGCTTAAAAAATGGCTATTTCACGTGCACAACTACTGAAAGAGTTGCTCCCAGGCTTAAACGCTTTGTTCGGTTTAGAGTACAAGCGTTACGGCGAAGAGCACAAAGAGATCTACGAAACTGAGAAATCAGAGCGTAGCTTTGAAGAAGAAACCAAGCTGTCCGGCTTCTCTGCTGCACCAGTCAAAAACGAAGGTTCTGCCATCGCTTATGACAATGCACAAGAGGCATTTACAGCACGTTACAACCACGAAACTATTGCTTTGGGTTTCTCAATCACTGAAGAAGCGATTGAAGATAACTTGTATGACAGCCTATCCGGTCGTTATACCAAGGCTTTGGCTCGTGCCATGGCGTACACTAAGCAAGTTAAAGCTGCTGCCGTGTTGAATAATGGTTTCACCAACTCCGCTCAATACTACGGCGGCGACGGTGTACCCCTGTTCTCAACAGCACATCCTTTAGTTTCTGGTGGTACTAACAGCAACAAACCATCTACCAATGCTGATTTAAATGAAACTTCGTTGGAAAACGCAGTTATTCAAATTGCAGCTTGGACAGATGAGCGTGGTTTGTTAATTGCTTCAATGCCACGTAAATTGGTAATTCCGCCAGCACTTCAGTTCGTTGCAACTCGTTTACTTGAGACTAACCTCCGTGTTGGTACTACTGATAACGACATCAACGCATTGAAGAACAATGGTTCGATCCCAGAAGGTTACGCAATTAACCACTATTTGACCGACACCAATGCTTGGTTCTTATGTACTGATGTTCCTAACGGAATGAAACACTTTGAGCGTATGCCTTTAGCTAACTCAATGGACGGCGACTTTGATACTGGTAACGTACGTTACAAGTCTCGTGAGCGTTATTCGTTTGGTTGGTCTGATCCGCTCGGAATGTTTGGTTCGCCAGGAGCGTAAAGAAAAGGGGAGCCAAAAACTCCCCTTTTTTGTTTTATTTGTAGTAAGATTTACAAAACTGGGAAACCAGCTTATTAAACTGTCCCAGCAGACGCATACACGATTAATAAGCTTACTTTGTATGGAGAATTAACATGGCACGATCCACATTCCAAGGTCCAATTCGTTCATTGGGCGGCATTTATCAACAAGGTCCAGCATCTGTTGTTGAGATCACTGCAGACACTACCTTAAGCCCAGAGGCTCATGGCGGTCGTATTATTTCTGTAGGCGGTTCTTTGGCAGCAGCATTGACGCTGACTTTGCCTGCAATCAACGTTTCAACAAACCCAACCACTTCTGGTCCTGGTCAAGATCCAAGCACCGCTAACAATGAAGGTGTTGTATATACCATTTGGGTTCCAACCACAATCTCTACCTCTTCATTGAAGATTGGCACTGACGGCACAGATAAGTATGTAGGCTCTGTATTGTCTATTGACACCGACACTTCTGGTGCGGCTGTTGGATTTGTAGCTGGTGCAACTGATGACTTCATTAACTTAAACGGTACAACCACTGGCGGAGTCGCTGGCACTTGTGTACAAATTGTTGCTATTGCTGCAAACAAGTACATGGTTACAGGTACAGTACTAGGTTCAGGCACTGTTGCTACTCCGTTTGCTACTTCTTAATTAATCTAGGGGTTAACCCTAATATAGGAGATTAATTATGACAATGCAATATGACGTAAAGTCGACAGCAATAGCTGCGGCTCAAACTGATGCGGCTGTTTTTGCAGGCCCTGCGCGTATTAAAGGTATGGTTGTATCTGTACCTGCTGCAGGAGGCACTTTAACGTTAAAAGACGGAGCTGCCGGCACCACAAGATTTTCTTTTGTGGCTCCAGCTATAGCAGGAGCAGTAAATATACTTGTTCCGGGCGAAGGTATCCGTTGTGAAAACGGTATTTATGCAACTACCCCCGCAAGCATGACGGTAACGGTGTTTTATGGCTAAGTCCCCCGCTTGGACTCGCAAAGAAGGTAAGAACCCTGCTGGTGGTTTAAACGCCAAAGGCAGGGCTTCCTATAATGCTGCTAACCCTGGCAAACCTGGACTCAAGCGTCCTCAGCCAGAAGGTGGTTCAAGACGTGATTCGTTTTGTGCCCGTATGAAGGGTATGAAGAAAAAGCTCACATCTGCTAAAACCGCTAACGATCCAGACTCACGCATCAACAAGTCTTTACGGGCTTGGAACTGCAAAGAAGGTGGTTCAGTACGTGGCGGTGGATGCGAAGTTCGTGGTAAGACTAAAGGGAAGATGGTGTAACTATGGACTTAATTAAACAGCAAGGTAATGTAATTAAACAAGTAGGAAGTGGTTTAACTGCTCCTTTCATATCCGACACTATTAATAGGGTTGTGGACACCGTTACCGGTGATGCTGGTAAATCTCAAGATGAAAAAATTGCTGCTTTAGAAGCCGAAGTTGCTGCGGGTAGGAAAACCAAACAACAGGCTCAAGCGGAAGTTGGTATGAAAAAAGGCGGTAAGGTATCCTCCGCTTCTAAACGTGCTGATGGATGTGCAGTTAAAGGTAAAACCAGAGGGCGGATGATCTAATGGAAATGATGCTGTGGAATATAGTGCTAACCGCTTTACTTGGCGTTCTTGCCTATATTGGGCATGATAAGGCTTCGGAGATACAGCGTCTTAACATCTTATTAAATAAAACTCGTGAGGAGGTAGCTCGTGATAACGTTACTCAAGCAGAAGTTGATCGCATTATGCAGCACATTGACCAGCGCTTTAACAAGCTTGAAAGCAAAATTGACCAACTTATTCAAAGCAAAATAGCAAATGCCTAGCGTAAGTAAAAAGCAACACAATTTCATGGCGGCTGTGGCTAATAACCCAAAGTTTGCCAAGAAAGTTGGGATCTCACAATCCGTGGGGCAGGAGTTTAACAAAGCCGATAAAGGCAAAACTTTTAAGGAAGGCGGCACCATGAAAAAATTTCCAGATAAAAACAAAGACGGCAAAGTAACTAAAGCTGACGTTCTTATGGCTAAAGGAGTTATACCTGCTAAAAAAGGTATGAAACACGGCGGTATGGCGCATTCAGACATTGCCAAAGACAAACCAATGATGAAGAAGGTCGCTGCTAAAGCCGTAAAAGGGCACGAGAAAAAGTTGCACGGTATGGCTAGAGGTGGTGGCGTTGAGATCAAAGGCAAGACCAAAGGCAAGATGATTACCATGAAATCTGGTGGTAAGGCTTGCTAAATGCCAAGTTCTCGTGTTAACCCTATTTCTCCTGCTGCCCAATTAGATTTGGGCTTTGGCAGTACCCCTGAGCAACTGCAAAAAGGTAGAGCCGCAGATCCGGGGTATAAAGAGGTTCACGAGAAATACAACCCACCAGAGAAAGATCAAAAAGCTAAGGCGGCTGAGAACAAAGAGTTTGAAGATAAGCGCCAACAAAGAAGTAAGTTGATACAGCAAACAGAAATGGCTAAGATCAACGAGATCTTTGAGCGGTCTAAAGGGGGTGGCGGTGCTGCCGGTATCCCTAAGACTGGTAAAAAGCCCTATGACTTCAAGAAGGGCGGTAAGGTTAGTGCATCATCCCGTGCTGACGGCTGTGCTGTACGGGGCAAGACTAGAGGAAAGATGGTGTAATTATGGCTACTTACGAAGAATATTTAGAGCACGCTAAAAATAAAAAATTTCAGCCAGTAAAAGAAGATACATTTAATTCTTTGAGTAAGGCTGGTTTTGATCCTATAAAAAGCACATTTGAAAAAGAACAGATCCGCAAAATGGGCGATGCTTTAGATAAAGCAGGTGTACCACTTCCTAAAAAAGATTCGTTTCCAAAAACTACAGCAGCATTTGAAGAAATTGCTAGGTCTGATGCCGAGCGTGCGGCGCGTAAAGCAGAAAAAACAAGCGGTGGTGGT